ATGGCACTCTCTTCCGATACAGGATTTTGTTGATACTGCGCTTCCCAATGTGATATAGGTAGGGTTGCCTTAATCTTCTCAAGTTCATCTACCTTCCAGTATTCTTCCCAAAGACTTCTGCCCGATGGCAATATAGCTGGTAGTTCTATAACTTCCCACTCGTCACTATTATCTCTAGTAGTAGAGTCTTTCAATATAGAACCACATAAGTCTTTCTTACCCCATCTAGTCATAACAATAATAATCGCACCACCCGGCTGCAAACGCTGCCTCGGTCCTGACAGATACCAATCATAGGTGCTTTCGAAAATTTTTGGATCAGCAGACTGTCCTTGTTGTTCTGAGTGTGGGTCATCAATAATTAACAAATCCGCACCACGTCCAGTAACCGCACCACCAACTCCCGCTGCAAAGTATTCTCCGCCTTGTTCCGTTTCCCATCGACCAGCAGCTTGACTGTCCGCACGTAAATTTACTTTTTGAAAAACTTTCTTGTAATCTTCTTGGTTCATCAAGTTACGTGTTTTTCTACCAAAACGGAAAGCAAGTTCAGCGGTATGTGTAGTCTGCATAATTTTTAAAGTTGGTTTACGTCCCATCAACCACGCTGGTAATAAGTAACTAGCAAACTCTGATTTAGTATGTCTCGGTGGCATATTAATAATTAAACGATTTATTTTGCCCTCTGCGATTTCGTTAAACTTCTTTGCCATTTTTTGATGGTGGCGTCCTTCAATGAACTCTGGCCATACGGCTTTACAAAAAGTCATGAAGTCGTTCTGCGACGCTTCGGACTCAGACATCTGTTTATGTCTATTGATTAAGTGTGCATAGTGCCTGAGTTTCTCATCAGGGATTGTATCGAGGTGAACACTCATAAGTTTTGTTATATATCGAAAATTTTATTTTGACAATGAACCTAATCGCTTTTTACGGTTTTAGGGGGGTGGGTGTCCATAAGTTTTTTCCTCTCGAAGATTTGTCCAAAACAGGCTTCGCAAGACAGAGCTTGCTCAGCACACCGCCAAATTTTGGGGGGTGGGGGGTAGGCGTTTTAAAGGTAGGGGGCTAATTAGCCCCCTAGTACCTTTTTAAGCGTTACTGCTTATTGGTTATTGCAATAAAGCCTGTACCCCAGCTTTTAGCGCTTTGGCTGTAGCCACCGTTTAAAAGCGCTAGTACGCAAGTAGGGTTTGTTTTTGTGTGCCCCCACTTTGTAGCACTACTTAATATATGGTTAAGGTTAAAACTTGTTTTGGTAATATTAAAACCCCCATAAGTTTTAGCGTGCTGTGGGCTAATACCAAATATGCACCAATTTTGCACAGCCTTACGTACGCCCCCTAAATTACTAGCAACTTTACCTTTACCACCTTTGTTGCCAATAGCAGTAAATTGGTTATTGGTTATATTAGTAGTAGGCAAAACCTTTACGTAGGCGTTTGCTAACTGCCCCCCACAATGGGTGTTTATAAACTGCCAAAACAGTTTACCGTTTATACCAATACCGTTGTTGTGTTGGTAAGTTAGTGTTGCGCTTTTTACTACTGCGCTTGTAGTTTTTTTGGTTTTTGCATTTTGCATTTTTACCACCTTTTTTGTTACAACATAAACTTAATTATTTATGTATACTACTAATATAGTTATTGTATACAAAATTACAACCCCCTAATTTAAAAAAAAGTAAAAAAAGTTAAATTAATTTTTTATTGTTGTATTTTTGCAACATCCCCCAAAACCACGTTTATGATCTACCTTGATCTATTATGATCATAGTCAGTGTTAGTAATTATAATTATAATCATTCTCCACTAGGAGTCGGAGTGGGAGTGGGAGTAGGAGTAGGAGTAGACCTTGATCTACCTTGATCATTACCCTATAAATAAAAAAAGGGGAGAGCGTTGACCCTCCCCGATGGTTAGTTATTTTTGGACAACTAACTTGACGTACGGTGTACCCCAGAACTTGGACGATGGTGAGTAACCACCGTTAAGTAGAGCAAGTAAACAAACAGGTTTGGATTTAGAATGCCCACCCTGAAAAACTGTTTTACCATTTTTGTCCGTAACCTTTTTAGCGGACACGTTTAAAATAGTAGACAACTTGAAGTCACCCTTGAAACCACGTAACATCCAATTTTGTATTACCTCACGTGTACCACCCGGACGACCATTGTAACCAAAGGGGACAGGTTGTTTATCCTTTAGGTTTACATTGTCCAATGGTTGTATAAGGACGTTGGCATACTGACCACCAGCATGATTATTAACAAAATCAACGATATCCTTTGCAGTGATTTCCTTGTCCTTGTTTGCTAGTAGTTGTGGACTTTTAATAGTGGTTTGCTTTTGAGGTGCAACAACCTTTAATGATTTTGACATATTGTAACTCCTTTCTAAAGTTGTTATGTCGTTATAAAAACATACAGTATAATTACTGTATACATTCACAATAGCAAAAGATTAATCATAAAACAAGCATTAATTTATCAATTTGAGAAAATAACTTATATGATCTATCTTGATCTAGATTGATCTACCTTGATCAAAGTTGATCGCACCATTAACCTTGAAAAAATACTGTCATGATCTACTTTGATCGTGAATGGAGTGACAAGCATTTTTTTCTCAAATTTTATCAACCGATCGGCCACGATCCATGATTCTTGTAACGTGGTTCTCAATGTGCTAGAATAAATTTGATCAGTCTCTCTCCCCAGAGTGAATCGTAATTTTCACTCCAATCCGCGGTCAATGGCTCTCTGTGCATTGCCAATTCTTGCGCTCTCCCACCCCAAAATAAATTAACAGTACGGGAGGAAGGGTGATCAACCAAGTTCCAGACTTTGCCGCCATGATCACAATACTGGATTTGCCATGATATTTGCAAAGGCGATAATGAGATAGACTTTAGTGACTTTAAGTTATTGATCTTGAGTTCAACCCAAAAGGCGTACCCATTTACGATCCCATGTAGATCAGGTACTCCTGGGACTGCCCAAGACTCAAGGCGTGTCCAATGCACGCCCTGATCCAAGGTGGTCTTTTGCAATCTTTTCCAAAACTTACTCTCTGGTTTACTAGGCATTTAGCCTCCAAATAATATGTCAACCTTACTTGGGTCTTTCGGCTCAAAGTATTGCCACTTACCCATATCAGTATTATATAAGTATACCCATTCAGCGTTGCAGTCCCAAGCAGTTTTTACTAGATCTGGTAAACCTACTACTTGGGTGCTTGGCTCATTGTAAAGTTTTGCGTCAGGTTCTATGGTAGATCTGTCACCTTCTACCATTAAATCCTTAACCTTATCAAAGTTATTATAGTATGCTTTGAGTTTACCTAGCATATGCTCTGGGTAGCCATCCCAATGGCAGTATACTGTCTCATACACATCACCTAAATTTTTGTCTACTGTTTTTACAGTAATTAAAGATCTTGTTGCCATACTACACCTCTCCTATTAATTTAGTAAACTCACGTAACACTTTCTCTTTGTTACCTTTTAAGCCAAACTCTTTTTTAATAATACTGTAGCAACTTCTACCTCTTGTAAGTCGCATACCTTTTAACTCAGCTTGCAAACCCATTCTCAAAGTACGCAACCTAAATCTGTGTGTTTGCTCTGGTCCTTCTGCTAATATAAATCCTTGCATAATTTACTCCTTATAAAATGTTTAATATACATACAGTATACAGTCAGGTTGCTAGCCTGACCATATACTATTTTTTCCTACTTACTCAAAGTATGTATACATAGCTGGTAGATCGTACTGCTGACCACCATACCAACGGAACATAATCTTGTCCTGCACTTTTGCGTGTGTAATCGTCTCAACAAGTTTACCCAACTCACAAATAGTAAAATCTGTTTTGGGGTTTTGGTACAAGAGTTCCAAATGTTTGTATAGATCATGCCCTTGATCACTTAGAGTTTCGTAATCTAGAGTGTACGCAATTTGAGGTTTGGGGTATGACTTTAAGTGCATATACTTTGCAAACCTACGATTAAGGATTTCCGTAAAAAAAGTTTTTGTATACGAATTAAGTGCGTCATTATAACTGTAAGTAAAATAACTATCCTGTCCACTACCAACAAATGTATTGACTGGAAGTTTATACCAACTTTGTTTTGCGAGTTTACTATTAAATAAATCCATAACTACCTCCTATTTAAAAATAACCCACATTGCGAAAGGAAACATATGATCATGACAATGGAGACCATACACATTTAAATCATTTAACTTTTGTTTAGAACTACTATACAAAAGAGTGCTACCAATAGTGACTTTGGTTGCATAAGACCACTTGGGATCCTTTACCACTTTGCTGAGATCTAGTGTTAGATCAGCTTGTGGTTTATCATTTTGTGGGTGTTCGTCATTGCTAATGTAAATGTATTTTTTTCCCTTCGCTTTTTGCATGGCACAAAACTCAATAAAGTTAAATGCTACTGAGGAACTACACATACCAACATCAAGCAGATCCTGTATGCTTGGGTTATCAGTACCAAAGTACATTTCTAGCAAATATTTTTTTGCCTTATCTATATTGTATTTATAAAACTTATTCATGTTAATTTACCTCCTTATAAAATGTGTTTAACATACATATAGTATACAGTCTAGGGTATACCTAGACCATACACTACTTAATCTTACTTACTCGTTTTGCTAATTACATACATGAGCGGACCACTTGTATAATTGACTTCATAAATATGATAAATAAAACGCATACCATGATCTAACATATACTGCACATTTTTATCTTTAGGTATGTTTAACAAATCAGTTTTTTTGTAAATGGACCACCAAGTTACATCATAAAACTTTAACTCAAAATATGGTTCGTGTCTATGTCTTGACCTGTAACCATTGCGAAAACGAGCCCTATTAATACGCTTATTATATCCATCAGTAACACAAGGCAAATAATCTAAGTACTCCCTAGTGCTATGGTTAATACTACCCAAATCTTTGTGGTTATCATACACATCATAAAAACCACACTCTGGTTCATATTGTAGTAAATCAACATTTTTGTTTTTTGCTTGAGCGTAAGCAATAGTGACTTCATGTTTAATAAGATCGTATAACATATTTAGTTGTATTTGATCTTTTTGCCACAACTGAATATCTTCTTGATCTACTTCAGGACAAGGGTGGTTAAGATAATCTTTAAACTTGACCCACTTGTTTAATTGTAAATCTTGCATAATTTTTACTCCTTATAAAATACTGTTAATAATATATAGTATACTAATAGTATAATCAGCTGACTAAATATTATTTCTCCATATAAGTGTAATCTACCAATATGTTAAGTATCTCACGTCTGTTATACTTTACACCATATGCGTTCAGTAATCTACCCCTCAAACTATCTACAGCTCGTGTGGCTTCTGGGTTTAAGTTTAACACTGTTAGATCTTTTTGGTCTGCTAACCTGTTTTGATCTGTACGTCTGTAATAAAACCTATCAGGTCTAATTTGTAAGTAAAGATCGTGGTCTCTAATAGAGTACTCTTTAGCTAACTTACTTATCGTACTACTTACAGTCATACGACAATGGTAGTCTTGTGTGTATATCTCACGCAAACCAAATATTGATACTGCTAGGTCTGGTGCTATAATTACACTTGCGTTATTATATTGCATCTATACCTCCGTTTAAATTGTATAACTATAGTATACAATCTATATTAGGTACTGACTTAAATTACTTTATCTTTTTTTGTCCTGGGATTTGCCTTCTGTTACCTCAGCGTCTATGGTAATATTATCATCAACGATCGCTGCTAAAGCTGGGTACTCATTTTGGATTTTGAGAATCTCTTTCATGACTTCCTCTTTAGACATCTGGTCAATCCTCCCATGGAGTATTTCCTTACGATCAATGTAGATCCCTGCTGCTTGTCCTCTACATTTTTCAGCAGCGACGGCTGCAGAGAATGCTCCTGACTGGAGTGCGGTATCTCTTATCTCAGATAATTTTTTTACGTGACCTTCAAACGTAACCTCATACTTTTTTGCTAACTCAAGTTTTAGATCACGAATCCTCTCAACCACATGAGGATATCTTTTTGCGTCAAGTAATTGTGATGCTATTGCGTGAGCAGACTTCTTAGAAAATCCTGCCCTGATTGCTGCTTCCGTTTGACTAACATCCTCGCAAACGTAGATCTTGCAGAACTCCTCCTGTTTTGGAGTAATGCTTTTCTCTTTGCGTGGATTTGCTACTATCTCTAACTTATTTTTGTGAGTTGCTTTTGCTATCGCCATTGTTATCTCCTACTTTGTTATAATAGGTCAAAAATAAAATTTTGTTAATATCTAATTTAACCCTATTAATCGCCGCGCGATCCTCGAAAGTTAGAGTATATATTGGATATAGCTATATATTGTATATCGGAAAATCATAAAAAACAAATTTATCACTATTTCATTTTCTACCTATATAAGGAAAGTCCATGGCACTTTGGGTATGTTACCCCCCCAACACACCATTACGAGTGTCAGAAGGGCTTTAAAACCGTCTACTTTTGGGCTTTTTTGTGTGCTATTATTTCTTTTAAAAAATGTTTACGCACATCTGGGTTATGCCACATCAATACAGCAATCGTGTTTAATATAGTAGCAAGTTCGTAAAAATCTCCTTGATTGGCTATATCATGCTCAGCTTTTTTGATTTTTAACCATTCCTCAAGTTCATCGCGCATTTGAGCAATGGTACTATTTTCAAACGCAAAGTAGATATCTCGTGCTTGGTTGGTATCAATGCCAGCTTTTAATAGATCGTTATAAGTTTTGTCAACCATGATGTAACTCCTTTAAATCTTTATCTAATATTTCTACATAGGACATAAGCCTTTTTGCGAGAGCCACCTGTCCCTGGAAGTATAGAGAAGAATGTAATTCAAACCTATGTATCTCTTTTTCTAAATTTAATACTTCCTGCAAACTTTTTTTAAGATGTTTATGTAGTACGTGTCCGCAAGCCGCCTGAGCTGTAACTTGGTTCAACGTAACTTTTACGCTTTTATCCGTCATTTATAATTACTCCTGTGGTTAATATGGTAATATGGTTTGCATATCGTTTATTAAAAACATCACACACTTCTTGCCAAACGCTGTCAGAGGTGAAGTCTTCCCTGTAAAGATCTAAGAACCTACCTTTGGGCATCACTTCCCAACCTTTTTGTTCTAGTTCTTTTATCTGCTTTTTATTTAAAAAGTCTTTTGGTGTTAATACATCATGTGTCATTTTTACCCCCTTCTTTAATTATTACACCTTCACCAAGCACATCATACATCTTATCAACAAAGTCGCTATACTCATCCCAAAAGCGTTGTTCTATTTCAACAAGGTCGTATATAACTTTGGTCGTACCACAACTCTTACACTTAACAAACTCTGGCGTAATGGGTACGACTATTGCTGTCTGCACTTGGTCTTTAACTTTATTGTGGCGTAACTCCAGTTCGGTTAACTCCGTAAATGGGTACGCTTTTACTTCTGGTTGTTTTGTCATAATAATTTTTCCTTATAAAATGTTGTATATAATAATAGTATACATTCATTATACTCAGTTATAAACTCTTTTATGCTCCTACTTTTTCCCATAATACCACGCACACTCACTGATCTTACAGACTACATCATCCAAGTTAGTGCCATCAAAAACAGCAATACATTTAATCTTGTCATCACCACAGTAATGATCTTGGGATTCCCACTCTTTTCGCTCTGCGATCCAAGTGGGTAATATATTTCTTGTGCCAAAACTCACAAACTCACCGCCATCTTCGTAAGTAAGCCTCATATATATTTTTTGTTTCCTTGCCATTACTCCTGTCCCCATAATTCTACTTCACCGTTTTCTTCATAGCCTGAATCACCTTTGTTATGGACAAATATACTATGAAGCCAATAATTAGGATGATCATCATCTTTACTTGGAGTAGATAACTTTACGAGTAATGATTTATCTTTTACTTGACTTAATACTTCAATTAAAG